GTTGACGTACCGCGGGGCTGTCATGCAGCCCGTGATCTTTACTTCTTTCGTTTCCACTTTGCGCCTCGGGTGGTTAGTAAACTTAGGCCACGACGACAACGTTGCCCTGTCCGGTCGTGCCGCTTGGCCTGATCTCCGGATCCAGAACGCCGATTGCCGCGATCCCAACAGCGTCAGCCGTCGCGACGGTTCCGGGCGTGCTTAGCACTCGCAGGAACCGCTTTCGCGTTCCATCAAGATTGACGTGAAAGACGGCGACTTGTGCAGACGTTCCAATCGCCACCGCCTTCGACAACTCCGAGTTGAAGGTCGTGTAGCTTCCGGTCGCTGCGTCCGCTTCGGTGATCGCGATAGTCACGCTAGACGATTGCGTCGCCGCTGCCCTAGTGCCGACCGCAACCTGAATCGTCGCATAGTCGGCTCCAAGCGTATCAAAGGCGGCCGATACGGTAGCCGTCGAGACTTGCGGCGAAATCAAAAGAGATCGCTGTTGGGATTGTGCTTGTTTCATCTTTTTACTTCCTGATTGTGTGTGTTTTTTTCAAAATGTGCGGCCGGCTCACCCCGGGCCCCACCCGGGTCCACCCGAGGCGGCGAGTGGACTAGCTTTTTAGCCGAGCTTGAGCGCGACCATCGGGCCGGCGTCGGTAGCGTTGCCGCGTTCGTGGACGTTGATGTCAACACGCTGCAAGCCACGAATGTAGATCGTGTCCGACAGGAATCCCAAAGACGAATCGCTGCGGATCGAAATGCCGCGACGGTTACCCATCGTTGCGGTCATCGCAAGATCGCCCAGGTAGCCGATGATCGCACCCGAAGATGCGGTTTTCGGCATGACTTCGATGAACCGAACCGGGTAGCCTTGGAAGACCAACTCCGGACCGCGGCCAAGGTCGGCAATGTTGTTGCCGCCCGCTGCGTTTTGTAGCCTGCCAGCGGTCGAATAGTAGGCGCGCTTGTGGAAGTACCAAGCCGGCGAAATTCCGGAAAACTCCGGAACGGCTCCGACCATCTCTTCAAAGTGTGCCATGGTCACGTTTGCGAACGTGGTAACGCCGGTCGCGGTTACGATCGAACCTGCGGCCAAAACGGTTTTAAGACCGCTCATTCCGCCGTACGTCGATGTCCCGTCTCCGTTCCATCCGCACTCGTCCTCTTGCAAAGCCAGTGCCCTTGCGAACTCGCGGGTCACGATGTCGCCAAGCGAGATAATCGAGTCCTCGTTGAGCGAACCGGTTACCCGCGTGGCAACGCCCATCAGTTTCGCGTTTAGCTTTACCTGATCCAAAGCCATGTCACTTAAGTTGACGTCGTTGCCTTCGCCGGGAAAGTAGGTCGTAAACCCACTGACCCGCCGAGGAACAAGCGACGTGTCCGACGTCATTGGCCATTGCATGGAGTACTGACGGAAAGTTCCGTAGTTCTCCTTCAGGTCGATGAGCGTGTTTTCGAGAATGTCCGGCACAAGATAGCCGCCTTTCCCGTTGTCTTCCGTCGAGTGGATCATCTGGATTCCGTTGTCGGAAAGCCACTTTTCGGATTTCTTGTTGCCAACGAGCGCGGCCAGATAGAACTGGCCGGCAATGTAGGCTTGTTCGTCGTCCTCGAACGCCGTTAGTTTTGTCTGTCGCTTGATCGCCTTCGGGATCTTTGGACGAAGGTCGCTGTCTTCGACCTCGCGCTTCCTCGGCAGTTCTCCGCCGAGCTTCGCCACGACGTTAGCCGCTTTGATCGCGTCAAATCGCTCGGCCCGTGCGATCTGCGATTGCAGAGCCTGAATCTCGCCGGGCTTGTCCGAGGTGCCTTGTAGCTTGTCGACTTCCGCCGACTCTTCCGCGGTTAGATCGCGGTTTTCGGCTTTGGCGATCTCGAAAATCGCTTCACACTTGGCCGCAACGTCGGCCATTTTTTCCCGTAGGGCTTTGATATCCCATTGCATAGCTTCGTTCCTGTCAGTGGTTAGGCCACCGCCCAGAAACGACAAACGGCCCGAGCGGGTGGCGATGGTTAAGTCGCCGACCTGCCGAGCCGCTAACGAGTTGCCCGCACAAATCAGATAATACGATTTGGTAACACTCTAACGAATGCTAGAGCGTTGTCAACTACTTTTTGAAAAAACTTGCCTTCATCGGTCTTGAGCACTTGAACCGTGATCCGGCTTGCGGCTTTACGCTATCACTTTTGGCCATCGCTGCTTGCCGCATCGCTAACGCCATCGGGTGCCACGATTCGTCCGATAGCACGCTGTCGCCGATCTCGGTTACGTAGCCTTCGGCCAACGCCTCTTCCGCAGTGTAGTACGTTTCGGCGTCAAGTTCCTCCATGACTTTCTTTTTGTCCTTGCCGCTAGCTTCCGCGTAAGCCTCTACGAGGGTGTCGCGGTACTTGTCCAGAACGTCCGCCGTCTTTCGCAATTGCTCCGAATTGCCGAAGGTAAACGTCCAAGGGTTGTGATTCATCAACATGCCGTTTTTAGCGATCAAACGACGCTCGCCAGCCATCGCGATGTAACCGGCGGCCGAATACGCTGCCGAATCGATGATCGTGTCCGCCCCGCCAGGATGTCGCTTAATTGCGTTGTAAATGGCCCGCCCTTCATCTACGGACCCGCCCGGGCTGTTGATGCGAATCGTCGCCCGTCGATTGCCAAGTGCCTTCAGGTCGCGAATGACGGTCGCAGAATCGATCATGCCCCAAACCGCTTCGCCAATTACGTCATAGATGAAAAGTTCCCCAGAGTCTTTGTCAAATTCGTACATTGTTTAGCCCTCCAAGGCTGGCAATAGGTCGCGGCGAACGTAGATAGAATTAACGCGGGAGAATGCAAGCGGCTTGTATCCGCAAATCGTTGTATTAAATGTGTCGGATATTTGGATTGCCGTGGCCTGCAAAATAAACCCGCCACGCTCAAGACGCTTGCCCCACAACCATTCTGGGATGTGCCCACTAGTGTCTTCGCCATATGCCGCATCAAAATGCTCGACGCAAATAAAAGCCGGCCGCATTTTGTAAACAACGTCAAATGCAATTGCTAAATCGATTGAATCAACATCGACAACCACGCCAGCAAATCGATTTGTTGTTAACGGTGGAAAATCATATTTTCCACGAACGTCGGCAAGGGGATAAACCTGCTTTAGTGCTTGCTGCCTAAGTTCATCTTGTTCAAAAAGCACCGTTGGGATGCCTTTCTTGTAAAGCGGCAACAATGTTAACGGCAAATCTTGGCCTCCGTCACCTGCACCAATCTCGATTGCCTGATTGACGCCCAACCGCTCCGCCAAAGCTGCCAGATAACCGCTTTCGCCGAACTGCCAGCCGCCGCGGTGCTCATCAAGCCACTTAGCGGGCTCGTAAACCGTCCTGACCTGCCAATTATCCATTGCAAACCGCCTCAACTAATGCCTCTGCGCGGCCCGTCCACGTCGCTACAAGCTCCGCAACGGCACCGGCTAAATCGCCTGGCCCAACTGTACCAGATAGCTCTAACAGCGTCTCATGCGATTCCTTGCAATAATCCGCCGCTATGGCTCTGTCCCCGCCAAGCTCTTCGACAACGTCGCCAAGCGTATCACGCCAGGAACCATAAAAACGATCGATCGACCCGATAAACTTGTTCGGATTGGCCGCATAGCCGTTTACTCGCTTGGCCTCGACGCCGATTAAATGCTGTACACGCTCCGAAATGACCCGCCGATTACTTGGTCCGACCGGCTCGTTATCGCCTGGAACTTGTTCGGTGTCTGATCGCGGATCGATCGCCGGATTGTCGTACGTGTCGCCGCCTGCGTAGGGATTCATCGCCAAGTATTTCACGCGGATCTCGTTTGGCGACATGATCCGGCCCATGACCATCTTCGTTGCGAAGTCTGCCGTCTTGCTCATGTCGGCTTTGAGCAATGCCGAGCGGTCGAAAGTGAATGCGTGGGTATAACGCTCCTTCTGCCGTTCGGTGAGAAGCTTCGTCCACGCCTCTTGCTCGATCTTGGTTAGCCAATTGTCTAGGCACGACGTAAGGTATTCCAAATTGTGCTCTTCGAGGCTGTTGTATCCTTGCGAATCGCCATCGCCGGGAATGGACCCCAGCCCGAACCATAACATTACGTCCTGTCGTTGAAACTTTCGCTGTTCAAGCCATTGCGAGTCGCGGCCGTTCATCGCGACCATATTCGCCTTAATGCCTTCGCGTAACATTGCAGTTTTTCCTGCGTTGTCTTCGCCGTCATGAGCATTGCGGAAAAAATCGAGAAACTTTTTTGCGTCGGCTTCGTCGCGAAACATTCCGGGCGGTGCTTCTAGAATTAGCGATCCGCTGAAACCCTTTTTCGCAAGCGAAAAGACTTGCTTTTCTGCCGCTAGGCCAGTGCCAAAGCTTTCGGCTGCTGTCGCGAATACGCTTTTACCCTGTACGCCATCGAAGCCAAACCCGGGAACGTGAAAAACGTCCGCATCCGGAATTGCGATTACCTTTTCCGGGTGCAAAATCATGTCGTTGTAGAGGCTCAAATGGTCGTCGCGATCGATAATCGTAAGGTGCCACTTTTCGCCATCAACTAGGCCTGTGTCGCTTCGATCCGGCAAAAGCGGAATAAGCTCTTTCGGCCTTCCTGCTGCGTCGCGAATGATCGCCGACCGCCAATTGCCCCACAATAGAGCATGCCCCATGCCCTGCTGCTTCCAATGGAAAGCGGTCTGATAGACGTTTGGGCGATAGCCGACAAGCCGATAGGCAGGGTGTGACGTGTCCGGCGTAACCTCACGCTCTCCGAGTCGATTGACAACCATTGGCAACTTGCCGACGTCGCCGCTTATCTTGTTCGTGCAGTACCATACCGGAGCGTATTTGATCGCCTTTGAAGCACTCATGCGCTCATCGAGGTCTTCTAGCGAAAACCCAAAGATTCGGCCAGCAAATTGACGAAACCGTCCGGTGAATTGTGTTAAGTAGTCGAGCATCCTACCCCTACGCTATGAAAAGGCTTCCGGTCGGTCGTGAAGGTGCAAGCATTGCCAGCCGCAATGCCATAAGCGAAGCGACTGCCGCGTCAATTTTTTCTTCG